GTGCCGCCCTCGATCCTGAGCTGGTTCTTGGATGAGCTGGACCGCCGCACGCTTTGTGCGCTGCCGCATCTGTTCGACATCTGGGCGCTGGATCACCAGCGCCCGCCGCCGGGCTATTGGCGCGCCTGGGTGATCCTGGGCGGGCGCGGCGCGGGCAAGACGCGGGCAGGGGCGGAATGGGTGCGTTCCTTGGCCGAAGGGCCGCGGCCGCGCGATCCGGGCCGGGCCCGACGCATCGCGCTGGTGGCGGAAACCTATGACCAGGTGCGCGACGTGATGATCCACGGCGACAGCGGCATCCTCGCCTGTTCGCCGCCCGACCGGCGGCCGCAGTGGAAGGCGTCGGAGCGCAGGCTGATCTGGCCCAATGGCGCCGAGGCACAGGCCTTCTCCGCCCACGACCCGGAGGCGCTGCGCGGCCCCCAGTTCGACGCCGCCTGGGCGGATGAGCTGGCCAAGTGGAAAAAGGGGCAGGAGACATGGGACATGCTGCAATTCGCGCTGCGGCTGGGGCGCGATCCGCGCGTCTGCGTCACCACCACGCCGCGCAATGCGCCCGCGCTGAAACGGCTGCTGGCCGCCCCCAGCACGGTGCAGACCCATGCCGCCACCGAGGCCAACCGCGCCAATCTCGCCCCCTCCTTCCTTGAGGAGGTGCGCGCCCGTTACGCGGGCACCCGCCTTGGTCGGCAGGAACTGGACGGCGTGATGCTGGCCGATGTGGAAGGCGCGCTGTGGACCAGCGCCACGCTGGCGGGCCAGCAGCAGGCGAACCCACCGCCCTTGGACCGGGTGGTGGTGGCGGTGGACCCTGCGGTGAGCGCAGGCAAGGCCTCAGACGCCTGCGGCATCGTGGTGGCGGGCGCCGTCACCCGCGGCCGCCCGCAGGACTGGCGCGCCTATGTGCTGGCCGACCGCACCGTGCAGGGGGTGGGGCCGCTGGCCTGGGCCAGGGCGGTGATCGCCGCCCGCGACGAATTCGGCGCCGAGCGCGTGGTGGCAGAGGTCAACCAGGGCGGCGCGCTGGTGGAAACCCTGCTGCGCCAGGCCGACCCGCTGGTGCCATTCCGCGCCTTGCACGCGGGCAAGTCCAAATCCGCCCGGGCAGAACCCGTGGCCGCGCTTTATGAACAGGGCCGGGTGCGGCATCTGCCGGGCCTGGGAGAGCTGGAGGACCAGATGTGCCAGATGACGCCGCAGGGCTATCTGGGGCAGGGCTCGCCCGACCGGCTGGACGCGCTGGTCTGGGCGCTGCACGAGCTGATCCTCGCCCCCGCCGCCTATCTGCGCCTGCCGCAAGTGCGCGTGCTGTAAGCGCCCGCTCTGGCCCTTTGGGGCCGCTGAAACCACGGAACCGCCCGTTCGTGCAACGGGCGGTTTCTGTTTTTTTTCAATGTCTTGCCGGTGGGTGTTGCCCCCCCCCTGCGTACGCACCGCTTCGCAAATCTTCAGGGCTTTCTGGCATCAATCATCCCCAGCAAAGACGCACCGCCCGCCACCGGGCCGCCGCGTCATCCTGAACAACAAGGAGCGGATCATGGTCTTTGACCTCTTGCGGCGCAAATCACCGGAACCTCCCGAGCGGAAGGTCAGCCAGACCGCCCGCGTCGTCTCCTGGCAGGGCACCGGCCGCACCGCCTGGAGCCCGCGCGACAGTGTTTCCCTGACCCGCTCCGGCTTTGCGGGCAATCCGGTCGGCCACCGGGTGATCCGCCTGATCGCCGAGGCCGCCGCGGCGGTGCCGCTGGTGCTGCAGGACAATCACCAGCGCTATGAAAGCCACCCCTGGCTGTCGCTGCTGGCGCGCCCCAACCCGGCCCAAACCGGCGCCGAGTTCCTCGAGGCGCTTTATGGTCACCTGCTGCTGTCCGGCAATGCCTATGTCGAAATGGCCGCGGCGGAGGACGGCACCCCGGCAGAGCTGCATGTGCTGCGCTCGGACCGGATGCAAGTGGTGCCCGGCCCCGATGGCTGGCCCGCGGGCTTTGACTACGTGGTCGGCGGCCGCAAGCATCGCTTTGCGGCGGATCCGGCGCAGTCGCCGGTCTGCCACATCAAGAGCTTCCACCCGCAGGACGACCACTACGGCCTGTCGGCGCTGCAATCGGCGGCGATGGCGATCGACGTGCACAACGCCGCCTCCCGCTGGTCCAAGGCGCTGCTGGACAACGCCGCGCGCCCCTCTGGCGCGCTGGTCTGGAGCGGCTCGGACGGCCATGGCCGCATGTCCGAGGAACAGTTCCGTATCTTGAGCGACGAGATCCAGTCCAACTTCCAGGGCGCCAGGAACGCAGGCCGCCCGATGGTGCTGGAGGGCGGATTGGACTGGAAGCCGATGGGCTTTTCCCCCTCCGACATGGAATTCCAGAAAACCAAGGACGCCGCCGCGCGCGAGATCGCGCTGGCCTTCGGGGTGCCGCCGATGCTGCTGGGCATTCCGGGCGATGCGACCTACGCCAACTACCAGGAGGCCAACCGCGCCTTCTACCGGCTGACGGTGCTGCCGCTGGTCTCCAAGGTCGCGGGCGCGCTGGCGGACTGGCTGACCGGATGGAGCGGCGATGCGCTGACCTTGAAGCCCGATCTCGACCAGCTGCCCGCCCTTGCGGCCGAGCGCGAGGCGCAGTGGCGACGGGTGGCCGCGGCGGACTTCCTGACCACCGCGGAAAAACGCCAGCTTCTTGGCCTGCCGGCCGAGGCCGCCGCGCCGGTCCAGACGGAGGGCCAGCCGGATGACTGAACACCCGATGCACGCTTTTGACTGCTCGCCGGGGCTGCGCCTGTCGGCGCATGAGCGGGTCGCGCAGATCCAGCACGAGGCTGTGAACCGCCGGCTCGACCGGATCGAGCAGATGATGGAGCGGCTGGAAAAGCGCCTGTGGCTCACCGTCTACGGTGTCGCCGCGGTGATCCTGGCGCAGGCCTTCCAATCCTTCCTGGCGGTGCAGCTGCCGTGAAATCAAACATTTATGAGGCACATGTCATGCAGGACATTCCCCCGCTCGAACATAAATTCGCCAGCTTCGGCAAGGATCTGGCGCTGACCGGCGCCGCCGCGATCAGCGGCTACGCCAGCCTGTTCGGCCGGCCCGACCGGGGCGGCGACGTGGTGCAGCCCGGCGCCTATGCGGCCTCGCTGGCGGCGCTGGCGGCCGAGGGGCGCAGCGTCAAGATGCTGTGGCAGCATGACCCGGCGCAGCCGATCGGCGTCTGGGACGAGGTGCGCGAGGACAGCCGCGGGCTGTTCGTCAAGGGACGCATCCTGACCGCCACCGCCAAGGGGGCCGAGGTCGCCGCGCTGATCCAGGCGGGCGCCATTGACGGGCTGTCGATTGGCTACCGCACCCAGAAGGCTGCCCGCGGCGCCGACGGCTGCCGCCAGCTGTGCCAGGTGGAGCTGTGGGAGGTCTCGCTGGTCACCTTCCCGATGCTGCCCGCCGCCCGCGTGAGCGGCAAATCCCGCGCCGACACCCCCGGCGGCGAAGCGGCCGAGCCCGGCAGCGATGCCCTGCGCGCCCTGGCCGACGGCCTGCGCCAGATCACCCGTGACCTCAAGACAGGACAAGACACATGAGCACAGACACCCAGCCGGACCAGTCCGGCGACACCCTTCCTCTGGTCCATGAAGTCAAGCAGGCCATGTCCGGCTTTCTTCTGGAATTCAAGGGGTTCCAAACCGACGTGCAATCAAGGCTGAAACAGGCAGAAAAGCGAGTGACCATGCTGGACCGTAAGACAATCTCTCAGAACCGCCCCCCTCTGGCCGCCGCCCGCGACAATGCGGCGCCGCATCAGAAAGCCTTCAACGCTTACTTGCGCAGCGGTGACGACGACGGCCTGCGCGGGCTGGAGCTGGAGGGCAAGGCGATGTCCACTGCCGTGGGCAGCGACGGCGGCTACCTGGTCGACCCGCAGACCGCCGAGACGGTGAAGACCGTCCTGGAATCCTCCGCCTCGATCCGCGCGGTGGCCTCGGTGGTCCATGTGGAAGCGACCTCTTACGACGTGCTGATCGACCACAGCGAGCTGGGCGCCGGCTGGGCCACCGAGACCGATCCCACGGCAGAGACCGGCACCGGCACCATCGACCGCATCACCATCCCGCTGCACGAGCTGAGCGCGCTGCCCAAGGCCTCGCAGCGGCTGCTGGATGACAGCGCCTTTGACATCGAGGGCTGGCTGGCAGGTCGCATCGCCGGCAAGTTCGCCCGGTCCGAGGCGGCGGCCTTCATCAACGGCGACGGCATCGACAAGCCGAAGGGCTTCCTGTTCCATCCCAAGGTGGACGACACCAGCTGGAGCTGGGGCAGCATCGGCTATGTGGCTTCGGGCGTGGACGGCGACGTCGGCAGCGGCGATGCGGTGATCGACCTCGTCTATGCGCTAGCGGCGGAATACCGCGCCAATGCCACCTTCATCATGAACTCCAAGACCGCGGGAATGCTGCGAAAACTGAAGGACGCCGACGGCCGATTCCTGTGGTCCGACGGTCTCGCCGCGGGGGAGCCTGCGCGGCTGATGGGCTATCCCGTGCTGGTGGCCGAGGACATGCCCGATCCGGCCAGCAACAGCTACTCCATTGCCTTTGGCGACTTTGGCGCGGGCTACACCATCGCCGAACGCCCCGACCTGCGGGTGCTGCGTGACCCGTTCAGCGCCAAGCCGCATGTGCTGTTCTATGCCACCAAACGGGTGGGCGGGGACGTCAGCGATTTTGCCGCGATCAAGCTGATGAAATTCGGCCTGACCTAACCGTCAGGACCGATGGCGGGGCGGCAGCCCGCTCCGCCGGCAGGCACGCCCGACTTTTCCCTTGTCGTCCAGCTGCTCCCCCTCCGACCGAGCGGCAAGGGATGGCGCGTGCCTGCCGCATCTTTCACCGCCCGCAGACCGGGACCACGACGGGGGAGGCCACAGGAGTAAGATGATGATGCTGAGCGAAGTGACTCCGGTGCCGGATACCGCGCTGCCCCTGGCCGAGTTCAAGGCGCATCTGCGCCTCGGCACCGGCTTTGGCGAGGCGGGGCTGCAGGATCCGGTGCTGTCCGGTTTCCTGCGCGCGGCCCTGGCTGCGATCGAAGGAAGGACCGGCAAGGCACTGATAACACGTGAATTCCTGCTGGAGCTCCGGCACTGGCGCGATCGCGCGCGGATGTTGCTGCCGATTGCTCCGGTTGCAACGATCGACGCCGTACACTTGCGCGATGCCGCCGGGACGGAGACCCTGCTGGATCCGGCGTCCTATCATCTGGAGGCCGACAGCCACCGCCCGCGGCTGTGCCCGGCGGGTGCGCTGCTGCCCGCCATTCCCGCGGGCGGCGTCGCGCGGATTTCCCTGCAGGCCGGGATGGCGGCGGACTGGGGCAGCCTGCCGGCTGATCTGGGCCAGGCGGTGATGCTGCTGGCGGCGCATTACTACGAACACCGCTCCGACACCGGGTTGCACGGCGGCTGCATGCCCTTTGGCGTCACCAGCCTGATCGAACGTTACCGCAGCCTGCGGCTGGTTGCAGGAGGGTTGGCATGAATCGGCTCCCCGATCTCAGCCGCGCGCTGGTGCTGGAGGACCCCCAGCGCAGCCCCGACGGCGCTGGCGGGTTTAGCGAAACCTGGGTCGCCCTCGGTACCCTTTGGGCAGAGGTGAAACCGCTGTCCGGGCGTCTCGCGGGCGATGGGCTGTCTTTGCAGAAATACCGTATCACCCTGCGGGCAGCACCAGATGGCTTTGCATCCCGACCGCGCCCCGACCAGCGTTTCCGTGACAACAACCGGATCTACCGCATTGATGCTGTTGCAGAAACCGATTCCGCGGGCCGTTACCTCACCTGTTTCGCGGTCGAGGAGGTGGCAGCATGACCTATGCCCTGGCTGGCGGGCTGCAATCCGCCATCTACACCCATCTCAGCGGTGATGCGGCGTTGGCAGCACTGGTCGGCAGCGCCATCTATGACGCGCTGCCCGCAGGCACGCTGCCGCAGACCTATGTGGCGCTCGGCGGCGAAGAGGTTCTGGACCGCTCCGACATAACCGGCAGCGGCGCGGAGCACCGCTTTTTCGTGACCGTCACCAGCGATGCGGCCGGGTTTGCCGCCGCGAAATCCGTCGCCGCCGCCGTCTGCGATGCGCTGGTCGGCGCGGCAGTGCCGCTGCCGCGCGGACGGCTGGCGGGCCTGTGGTTCGACCGGGCCCGCGCCGAACGTCTGACCGGCGGCGGCAGGCAGATCACCCTGCGCTTCCGCGCCCGCCTGGAGGACGTGTGACCTCCGCGGCGATCAGCGCCCCATGACACTTTATTCGGAGAAAACCCATGACTGTACAAAACGGCAAGGACCTTCTGGTCAAGGTCGACATGAACGGCGCCGGCCTGTTCGAAACCATCGCGGGGCTGCGCGCCACGCGGATCAGCTTCAACGCCGAAAGCGTCGATGTGACCAGCCTCGAAAGCCAGGGTGGCTGGCGCGAACTGCTGGCCGGGGCCGGGGTGCGCTCTGCCAATATCTCCGGCTCCGGCATCTTCCGTGACGAGGCAACGGATGAACGCGCCCGCCAGCTGTTCTTTGACGGGGTGACGCCTGAGTTCCAGGTCATCATTCCCGATTTCGGGATCGTGCAGGGGCCGTTCCAGTTGACCGCGCTGGAATACGCGGGCAGCCACAATGGCGAAGCCACTTATGAGCTGTCGCTGGCCAGCGCCGGTGCGCTCAGCTTTGTCGCGGTGTGATCCAATGGTGAACCCACAGGCGGGCGAGGCGGAATTGGTCGTGAATGGAACGCCTTACGCGCTGAAGCTGACGCTGGGCGCGTTGGCGGAGTTGGAGCAGCTACTGGGCGAGGACAGTCTGATTGCGCTGGTGCAGCGGTTTGAACAAGGCCGGTTTTCCGCCCGCGACGTGCTTGCGCTCCTGGCCGCGGGCTTGCGCGGCGGCGGCCATGATCTCAGCCGCGAGGCGCTGGCGGCGGGCAGCATCGAGGGCGGGCCGATGCAGGCGGCACGGGTGGCGGCAGAGCTGCTGACGCGTAGCTTCAGCCCGCCGCAAACCCCATGACCGGGCTGGACTGGCCGGGGCTGATGCGTGCCGGGATCGGCAGGCTGCGGCTGCTGCCGCGCGACTTCTGGCTGCTGACCCCGGCCGAGCTGCAGCTGATGCTGGGCGCGGGCGCACAGGCGCAGCCGATGCAGCGTGCGCGGCTGGCGGATCTGATGCGCGCCTATCCCGACACGCCTGCGCAACAGGAGGCAACAGATGACTGACACATCTTCGATGGCGGAACTGGAATTGCAGGGCGAAGCCCTGGGCGAGGCGCTGGACGGGGCCTCGGACATGGCGGCGGGATTTGCCGAGGTGCTGGGCCGCGTCAAGCAGGGGTTTTCCGAAACAGGCCGCGACGCGCAGGTGCTGGATCGCAGTCTTTCCAAGGGCTTGCGGCGTGCTTTTGACGGGCTGGTGTTCGACGGCAACAGCCTGTCACAGGCGATGGACACGCTGGCCCGCAGCCTGGTGCGCACCACCTACAACGCGGCGATGAAGCCGGTGACCAATCATGCCGCGGGGCTGCTTAGCGACGGGTTCGGCGCGCTCTTCGGCGGGCTGCTGCCCTTTGCCGAGGGCGGCGCCTTCAGCCAGGGCCGGGTGATGCCCTTTGCCAAGGGCGGCGTGGTCAGCGGGCCGGTGGCCTTTCCGATGCGCGGCGCCACCGGGCTGATGGGCGAGGCCGGGCCGGAGGCGATCCTGCCGCTCACCCGCGGTGCCGACGGCGCGCTGGGGGTGCGTGCCCAGGGCGGCGGCGCGGTGCACGTGGTGATGAATGTCTCCACCCCGGACGTGAAGGGCTTTGAACGCAGCCGCAGCCAGATCGCCGCACAGCTGTCCCGGGCGCTGTCCCGCGGCGGGCGCAATCGTTAAGATCGGAGGGTAAGCATATGAATTTTCACGAAGTCCGATTTCCCGCCTCGCTCAGCTTTGGCTCGGTCGGCGGCCCGGAGCGGCGCACCGATGTGGTGACGCTCGCCAATGGGTTCGAGGAGCGCAACACCCCCTGGGCGCATTCGCGCCGCCGTTATGACGCGGGATTGGGGCTGCGCGCGTTGGAGGATATCGAGACGCTGATCGCCTTCTTCGAGGCGCGTCAGGGGCAGCTCTTTGGCTTTCGTTGGAAGGATTGGAGCGACTACAAATCCGCCCGCCCCAGCGCCGGCGTGCGTTTCGACGATCAGGACATCGCCGCCGGCGACGGCAGTACGGTGACCTTTCAGCTGGCCAAGACCTACCGCTCCGGCGGCCACAGTTATCAGCGTCCGATCACCAAGCCGGTGGCCGGCACGGTGCAGGTGGGCATCGGCCAGGACGTGCTGCAGGAGGGCGTCGATTACACGCTCGACACGACCACCGGCCTGATCACCCTGTCGCATCCGCCGGAGAAAGGCCTGGTGCTGCGCGCGGGGTTTGAGTTCGACGTGCCGGTGCGGTTTGACACCGCCAGCATCCAGACCAGTGTCGCCTCTTTTCAGGCAGGCGAAGCACCGGCGGTGCCGGTGGTGGAGCTGCGGGTATGAGCAGTCTTTCCGATGACTTCCGCGCTCATCTTCAGACCGGTGTGACGACTGTTTGCCGCGCCTGGGCGCTGCGGCGGCGGGACGGTATGGAGCTGGGGTTCACCGACCATGATTGTACTCTCAGCTTCGACGGCATCACCTTCCGCCCCGGCAGCGGGCTGACGGCGCGGGCGGTGAGCCAGTCCACCGGCCTGTCGGTCGACAACAGCGAAGCACTGGGCGTGCTGTCCGATGCCGCCGTGACCGAGGCTGACATCGAGGCGGGCCGCTATGACGGGGCCGAGCTGCGCTGCTGGCTGGTCAACTGGCGCGATGTGACGATGCGCTGGCTGCAGTTTCGCGGCACGCTGGGAGAGATCCGCCGTGCAGGCGGCGCATTCGAGGCAGAGCTGCGCGGGTTGACCGAAGCGTTGAACCAGCCGCAGGGCCGGGTCTACCAGAAGCCCTGCACCGCGGTGCTGGGCGATGCCGCCTGCGGCTTTGACCTGACCACCCCAGGCTACGCGACCGACCTGCCTGCGGCAGAGGTGCCGCGCCTCGACCGGTTCCGCTGGCAGGATCTGCCGGGGTTCCAGCCGGGCTGGTTTACCCATGGCCGCCTGACGGTCCTCAGCGGCGCGGCGGCGGGGCTGTGGGCGGCGGTCAAGGCCGACCGGCGCGAGGCCAGGGGCCGCGAGATCAGCCTGTGGGAGCCGATACGCGCCGCGGTGGCGCCGGGCGATATGATCCGCCTGCAGGCGGGCTGCGACAAGCGGCTGGAGACCTGTCGGCTGAAGTTCAACAACCTGCTGAACTTCCAGGGCTTTCCCGACATCCCCGGCGAGGATTGGGTGATGGCGGTGCCGCGCCGCTCTGGCGTCAACGGCGGCGGGAGCCGGAGATGAGCGCGGCGGCGGGGAGGGTGGTCGCGGCGGCGCGGCGTTGGATCGGCACGCCCTATGTGCATCAGGCCAGCTACCGCGGCGCGGGCTGCGATTGTCTGGGGCTGATCCGCGGTCTCTGGCGCGAGCTGCTGGGCACCGAGCCGGAGCTGCCGCCCGCCTATACGATGGACTGGTCCGAACCCCAGGGCAGCGAGGCGCTGTGGCAGGCGGCGGCGCGGCATCTGACGGCCAAGCCGTTGCAGCAAGCCGCGCCGGGCGACGTGATCCTGTTCCGCATGCGCGCGGGATCGGTGGCCAAGCATCTGGGGGTGCAATCCATAGTGGCGAGTTCTGGCGGAAAGGGCAGCGTCCGGTCGCGGGTGGGCGTGAAGCATCCGCCCGGGGGGGCGGACGGGCGCTGCCCGGCCTTCATTCACGCCTACGCAGGCCACGGGGTGGTCGAAAGCCCGCTGACCCCGCCCTGGCAGCGCCGCATCGTGGCGCGGTTTCACTTCCCCAAGGAGCAGATCTGATGGCAACCATACTTCTATCCGCCGCCGGTGCGGCGATCGGCGGCACAATCGGCGGCACGGTTGCGGGGCTGTCCTCGGCCGTCATCGGTCGCGCGGTGGGGGCCACCTTCGGGCGGATGATCGATGAGCGGCTGCTGGGGGCGGGCTCGGACCCGGTGGAGACCGGCAAGGTCGACCGCTTGCGGCTGACCCAGGCCAGCGACGGCGCCCCGGTGGCGCAGGTCTTTGGCCGGATGCGGCTGGGCGGGCAGGTGATCTGGGCCTCCGAGTTTCTGGAAACTGCCACCACCAGCGGCGGGGGTGGCGGCAGGGGCCGCCCGGCACAGCCGCAGGTGACCAGCTACAGCTATTCGGTGTCGCTGGCCATTGCCCTGTGCGAGGGCGAGATCGCCCATGTCGCCCGCGTCTGGGCCGATGGCGAGGAAGTCTCGCCAAGAGATCTGAACATGACCGTCTACACCGGCAGCCCGGACCAGCTGCCTGACCCGGTGATGGAAGCGGTGGAGGGTGCAGGCCAGGTACCCGCCTATCGCGGCACCGCCTATGTGGTTATGGAGAACCTGGACCTCTCCCGCTTTGGCAACCGGGTGCCGCAGTTCTCCTTTGATGTGCTGCGTGCCGAACAGCCCGGCAGCAGCACGCACGCGCAGGATCTGGGCCAGCTGGTGCAGGGGGTGGCGCTGATGCCCGGCACCGGTGAATACACGCTGGCGGCGGATGTGGTGCAGTATTCGGGCGGTCCGGGCGATGCCAAGCCTGCCAACCAGCACACGCCATCAGAGCTGTCGGACCTCAAGACCTCGCTGAACGCGCTAGAGGCGGAGCTGCCGGCCTGCGGTGCCGCCTCGCTGATCGTGTCCTGGTTCGGCGGCGATCTGCGCTGCGGGACGTGCAGCCTGAAGCCGAAGGTTGAACATAAGAGCGCCGAGGGCAGCCTGCCCTGGCGGGTCAGCGGGCTGGACCGGGCGGCAGCCGAGGCGGTGCTGACGCAGGATGGCACGCCGCTCTATGGCGGCACACCCGCCGACGCCGCGGTGATCCAGTCGGTCCGGGAAATGCAGGCGCGCGGGCTGCGGGTGATGTTCTACCCGTTCATCCTGATGGACCAGGCCGAGGGCAATGCGCTGCCCGACCCCTGGACTGGTGCCACCAGCCAGCCGCATTTGCCGTGGCGCGGGCGGATCACCCTGTCGGCGGCCCCCGGCCAGCCCGGCTCCCCCGATTGCACGGCAGCGGCGGATGCAGAGGTGGCGGCCTTCTTCGGGACCGTGACGGCGGCGGATTTTACCGTGGCGGAGGGCAGCGTGACCTATACCGGGCCACAGGAATGGAGCTTGAGCCGGTTCATCCTGCACTACGCCGCCCTGTGTGCGGCGGCGGGCGGGGTCGAGGCCTTCTGCATCAGCTCGGAAATGCGGGCGCTGACCCAGACCCGCGGCGCTACGGGCTTTCCGGCGGTTGCCGCGCTGCAGGCGCTGGCCGCCGAGGCGCGCGCGTTGCTGGGGCCGCATACAAGGATCGGCTATGCCGCCGACTGGTCCGAGTACTGGGGCTATCAGTCGCCCGAGGGCGATCGGTACTTCCACCTCGACCCGCTGTGGGCGGATGAAAACATCGATTTCATTGGCATCGACAATTACATGCCGCTCAGCGACTGGCGCGAGGGCGACGATCATCTTGACGCGCAGGCGGGCGTGCCCGCGATCTACGATCCCGCCTACCTGCGCAGCAATATCGAGGGCGGCGAGGGCTATGACTGGTATTACCACTCGCCCGAGGCCGAGGCGGCACAGATCCGCACCCCGATCACCGATGGCGCGCATGACGAGCCCTGGGTGTGGCGCTACAAGGATATCCGCAACTGGTGGGCGCAGGAGCATTACGAGCGGATCGGCGGTGTGCGGCAGGTGCAGCCGACCCCTTGGGTGCCGCAATCCAAGCCCATCTGGTTCACCGAACTCGGCTGCGCCGCGATCGACAAAGGCACCAACCAGCCCAACAAGTTCCTTGACCCCAAAAGCTCGGAATCAAAGCTGCCGAAATATTCCAACGGCCAGCGCGACGACTTGATCCAGATCCACTACCTGCGCGCAGTGCTGGGCTACTGGGGCGAGGCCGCGAACAACCCGGTGTCCGAGGTATACGGCGGGCAGATGCTGGACATGAGCAACGCCTATGTCTGGGCCTGGGATGCGCGGCCCTTTCCCGCCTTCCCGAGCCGTCTGGAGATCTGGAACGACGGCGAGAATTACCTGCGCGGCCATTGGCTGAACGGGCGGGCGGGGCAGCGCACCCTGGCCTCGGTGGTGGAGGAGATCTGCCATCGCGCGGGGCTGGAGGAGATCGATGTCTCGCAGCTTTATGGCGTGGTGCACGGGCAGGTGATCGCCGATCCCGGCGATGCCCGCGCCGCGCTGCAGCCCCTGATGCTGCGGCACGGATTTGACGCGGTGGAACGCGACGGGGTTCTGCGCTTTGTGATGCGCAAGGGCACGGCGGCGCAGGCGCTGACGCTGGACCAGCTGGCCGAACACGCCGAGGTCGGCAGTCGGCTGGAGGCCGCCCGCGCCAGCGAGGCGGAGCTGGCAGGCCGGGTGCGGCTGCGGTTTACCGAATGGGGCGGCGACCACGCCGCGGGCGCGGTCGAGGCGGTGCTGCCGGACGAGGCCACCCATGCGGTCAGCCAGAACGCGCTGCCGCTGGCGCTGACCCGGGCCGAGGCACGGCAGGTGGTGGCGCGCTGGCTGGCGGAGGCGCGGATCTCGCGCGACACGCTGCGGTTCTCATTGCCGCCCTCGCTCTTGCATCTGGGCGCGGGAGACGTGGTCTCGCTGCCGCTGGAGGGCGGGGCGCAGAGCTACCGCATCGACCGGGTGGAACAGGCCGAGTCGCAGCTGGTCGAGGCGGTGCGGATCGAGCCCGGCGTCTATGACACCGCGGATGTGGCCGAAGAGCTGCCCCACGTCAGCGCCTTTGCCGCGCCGGGGCCGGTGCTGCCCTTGTTCCTCGACCTGCCGCTGATGCGCGGCGACGAGGTGCCAGAGGCGCCGCATCTGGCGCTGACCGCCGCCAGATGGCCGGGCAGCGTTGCGGTCTATGGCTCTACCGCGGATGAGAACTACGCGCTGGAGCAGGTGATCGCCGCCCGTCAGGTGATCGGCATTACTGAGACGCCGCTGGCGGCGGCGCGGGCCGGGATCTGGGATCGTGGCGAAGATCTGCAGCTGCGGCTGATCTGGGGCAGCCTGGAAAGCCGCAGCCTAGAGGCGGTGCTGAACGGGGCCAATGCCGCCGCCATCGGCGACGGCACCCCCGGCAACTGGGAGCTGTTCCAGTTCCGCGAGGCGGAGCTGATTGCGCCGCAGACCTACCTGTTGCGCGGGCGGCTGCGCGGCCAGCTCGGCACGGATGCGCTGATGCCCGATGTCTGGCCCGCGGGATCTTATGTGGTGCTGCTGGACGGCAGTGCGGTGCAGTTGGCGCTGGCGCCTGATCAGCGCCGCCGCGCCCGGCACTACCGTATCGGCCCGGCGCAGCGGGCGCTGGAGGATCCCTCCTATGTGCATGAGCAGCACAGTTTCGACGGCAACGGGCTGCGCCCCTATGCGCCGGTGCATCTGCGGCTGCAGGGCGCGCTGGGCGGGGACATGGTTGCGGGCTGGATCCGCCGCACCCGGATTGAGGGCGACAGCTGGGACCTGCCGGACGTGCCGCTGGGCGAAGAGCTGGAGGCCTACCGCATCCGCGTTCTGCGCGGGGAGACGTTGCTGCGCGAGGCCACGGTTGCGATGCCGCAGTGGGACTATGCTGCCGCGGCGCAGGCCGCAGACGGCGTGCAGCCCGGCGATGTGCTGGAGGTGGCGCAGCTGTCGGCGCGCTACGGCGCGGGGCCTGCGGCGCGGCGGGTGTTGGCATGA